CGTTGTGGATCAGTATTTCCTACCCAACAACAACTATTCATGTTTGCTGACATTACATGCCTATAATGATCCATAGCATGACCCTGCATAGGACCACCCCACGCATTAGGAGATAAATTCCCTATATCTCCACTACCACCACTAACAGAACTACTACCATAACTTCTAGTACTTGAACTACCGTGACTGTTAGTGCGGAACACCGTTGGATTGTTGTTCGTTGCTTCATAACCATAAGAACTATCCATGTTAGGACCCGATAAATTACTCCAAGTTGTAATAGGTCTATTATAATGATTGTAGACAATGTAACCTCTACTGGAGGTATCAACTGCGGTATGCACATACCATGCGGCTCGTTCATATGGATCAGAACTCATTGTTGCATTACCACCCCCACCACCTGAAGAAGAGCTTGCTCCTCCCAAAAATTGACTTAAATTACTCATTTATATTCTCTCCTTTAAGATAGAACCCAACCGTTAGTGGTTCCAGTATATGTTAATCGGGTAGATGAATTGGCTACATTAATTTCCAAATCTTCAGCTAGTGTCTGTATATTTTTTCCATTTCTTCCTACCGTAAGCTTATTAGTAGCAAATTGGCTTGCTTGATCTGCAAAATCAATATAATCATTTATTGCTGGATAGATTGGCAGTTTTACTGTAAAAGCACCAGCTGTCGTATCAATCATATATGAAGTATTAGTAATAGCATCGTAAGTTGGTACAGAGTCGGTGCCGTTTTGGGTTTTAAAATATAATTCTAACCACCAACTAGTATTAGTAACGGTTCCACTAACACCTAACATCCTATAATGCTTATAACCTGTAGTATTGGCAGACAATTCAGTATATACTTTTTTATAGTTACCACTATCAGAAGTATAAGAAGTATTGTTCCAATCCCATTCTGCACCTATATTTGTATAATTAGTTCCATCGTTTGAACCCTGCCATTGCCATGTACCCATAACCACAGTATCCGTTTCATTATTCCACCATGTCATTTCTGTAATAATTTGTTTGGTTTCCCATTCAAAATTCATCCATTTTCCAGTTATTTGAGCTGTGTTAAAAGCACCCATTACTCCATCAGTACTATTAGCAGACAAACCACCATCAACTAGATTATTTGGCGGTTCTCCATTTAACCAATCTGGACTAGATTGTGTTGCAGTAATATCGCTTGTTCTATCACCAGAATCATATGCTGAAGCCGCATATGTCGTAGTAATTACTCCGTCAGCAAATACAAGATGTTTCCAATCAGCCCCATCAGTATCGGTCTGTACCCATCCATCAGTTGCAGACGCATATACTAACTCAATCATTGATCCACTTTCTAAAACTAAATCATAAGCTTGTCTATTTATGTTTTTACCATTTCTATTAATTGTAAATTTATTAGTATCCCAAGATCCTGTCTTATCTATAAATTTAATAACATCTCCCGCAGAAGGTGATGCAGGTAGTTGAACAGTTTTAGCAATACTTGATGTATCAACTATATAATCATTATTAGAATCAACTAGAATATTTGATGTCGTACTTGCAGTACCACCCATTGCTACATGATTAGAACAATAGTAATATAAATCTGGTGCTCCTGCAGCTACAACTATTTGTGTATATGCACCAGCAGAACCCGGTGTTCCAACCTCTGTTACACCAGTTGTATATTCTGTACTACCAGCGGCATCTGCAGCAGTTGCAAATTTAAGTGTATGTCCTGCATTAGAACCATTAGCTGTATCAAACTTATAAGTATTTCCTTCATACAAAGTTATAGAATCTTGTGATACTGTATCTATTGCATACTTATTAGAATCAACAGTTACTGAATATGTTATTGTTTTATTATTTAGTGCATCCGCGAAACCTCCAACCCACGACGCATCTTTACTAAAACCACCAGAGGTTAATTTCTGTCCCGCACTGCCCGGTGCCAATACAACCCAATTTCCATTTGCATCACAAGTAATAACCGCCCCGCGCTGTCCACCAACCATTGATCCTAATGTATCAAAACGCTGAGACATACCTAACCAAACATTAGCTCCTACCGTTGCATCAGTTAAAATAAAAATATTACCATCAGTAGTATTAATCCATTCTGTACCGATAGGATAACCATTAGTTTCAGCTGAAGTAGCGGTAGGGTTTGTGCTGTTTTTAACAGGGATCGTACCGGGAGAAAACATTGATGGTGTTAGTGTACCACCAGAAGGAACACCAATATCTGTTACAAGACCTAAATATTGTACAGTAATAAGTATTGTATCAGCGGGTGCAGTATTAAAAGTCATTATTCTGTTACCAGTTCCTGATAACGTATAATGATCTGGAGAAAACTGATGAATACCACTAACTGTTACTATGATTGATGGAGCTGAATTGTTGACAACAACAACGTCTTGAGTTAATGTATATATTGATGTAGTACCATCACCCGTAAATGTATCTTGATGAAAAGATCCACCAAAACCACCAGTTAACTTTGAAGCATCTACTGATACGATATGATCGTTAGTAACAGCACCATCAAGAATTTTGCTACTAGTTACAATATCATCAGCAAGTGATGTTTGTGTATAAGTTGAATGTGTTCCGGTTGTAGTTAAGAACCTAACCATAACAACATCATCAACAGGGACACCAGCGAGGGTTAAAGTTTTTCCGGTGAGAGTATATTCACTTGGTCGTTTTACAACGCCATTAACAACAACTTCTATAGAAGCTGTGCTTGGTGCTACTCTACCCAAAGTATATTGTGTTCCTCCTACTGATATATGTTCTTCTGCTTTTATAAAACCAAAAAATGGTTCATTACCTATATACTGTGTCATCTATTATTCCCCTATTCTGAGACTTTAGTCACTTCTGGTCGTAAATGTATTTTACCTTCTAGGATTCGTGTAACTATACTACCGGTAGTTACTTCAACATCATAATAATAATAACCAGATTTCATCGCAGCCGAAACAGCAGATGTCAAATTCAAAATAAGTGTTCCTTCCGGCGGAACTAATGCATCAGCGGAAATAGCAATTGAGGCGGTGGAAGTATAATTCTTTCTTATATGGGAGGTAATAGTATGATTGGATAAATCAATTACAGCCCCTGATGAATCCTTAGCAGTAACTATCGTGCTCCAGTCAGATCCCTGATCTATATTGTAATTTGTAATAGTAGCCATCCTGTTTCCTTTAAATATTTATACCAATATTTATAATACTATAATGCTCTCTTTTACTCTTTTTCATTCAATACTTCAATTAATAAGTCATTTTCAGGGCAATATAAGTATTCTAATCTACTGGTATCTAATGCTTTAACAGCATCATCTAAGGATTCAACTAATGGCTCACCACCTAAATTAAAGGAAGTATTAAATAATATAGGAATTCCTGTTTGTGTATTAAACTCCTCTATCATTTCATAAAATACAGGATTTTGTTCCTTTTTCAAAGTTTGAATACGGCACGTACCATCTACATGAACAATAGCAGGAATTTTCTCTTGATACCCTTTATTACAATACATCGCATACATCATATGAGGAGATTCTTTTAAACCCCTCATATCAAACCATTCATCTGCATATTCATGTAATATAGTCCCTGCGAATGGTCTAAAATATTCTCTACGTTTTACACTATTAACATAAGCCTTACCATCCTCTGTACGAGGATCAAAAAGAACTGAACGGTTTCCTAATGCTCTTGGACCATTCTCACAACTACCCTGAAAGAGTGTAACAATATTTCCTTTCAATATTAATTTAACTGCATCTTCACTATATATTTTTTTTGTAGTTCCATTATATTTTTTAGCTATGTTTTCTACTTCCTCATCTGTATATTTATACTTCGGACCTAAGAATAAACTATCAGCATATTCTTTAACCTTTTCATCTTTAGTAATCATGTGATGAGCAAATAACGCTGCACCTATAGAAGTGCCCGCATCATTTGAAATAGGTTCAACATATAAATTAATATCTTCATCTTTTAATTGTCCAAGATACCAATAATTGGCAACACAATTTAATCCATAACCACCAGACAATACAACATTTTTATTACCACTCATTTCAACTGACTTGCGAATTAAATCAAGAACCATTTGTTGAGATTCTGTTTGTACAGCATAAGCCATATTTCTACGATTTTGTAATCTAGTAACATCATGGGTAGCTTCTACTGGATCAGGATCATTTAAATATTCCCACCTTCCCTCATTTACAACTGCACCGTTTGGATATGTTGGAGTAATTAAATTACGATCTGCTGTTTTCCATCTTCCCCCACCACCATCACTATAAATCTCTGGAAATTTATCACAAGGTTCTCCGTATGGAAACAGTCCCATTGTCTTACCTGCTTCAATGGGATTCCATCCACAGTACCGTGTTACTGCCTCATATGCTTTTACAATACCAGCAGAATCATCCAGACAAAGTTCAAGAGTACCTTTTTCATTTTCTCTTTCAGCAGGAAACTCAGGTTGTATGGTACCATTCCAAGGTCCCCTACCACCGAGATGTTTATAGTGTGTTTTAAATTTTGCAGGATAAGAACAATCTATAATTGATTCAAGTTCCCATGTCATCTCTTGCTCGCCATTTATTTCCATAGGAATATATGTGCCAGCACCATCTACAACTAATGCAACTGCAGATTCAAAACCAGAACGATAAAAAGCACAAGCGGCATGCATCTTATGATGCCATCTATCCATATGCCAGACTTGTTTATTCATATCGTCTATAAGACGTAACTTTCTTGCAAGTCCACTATATACATCACCACCGGAAAATTCAACGTGACTTTCATCTGGTTGTGTATGTGCTATAATTAAATAATCTAGTTTATCAGTATACTCTAGAATTTTAACCATACAAGCATGTGGACCGCCGTCATATTTTTGTCTACTTAATCTTTCTTCTTCTACAGCAAAAACTATTTCACCATCTTTTAATAAACATATACTAGCATTATGTCCTCTTGAAATACCCGCAATCCATTGACTCATCCATTATCCTCCTTCAATTTCATACCTTCTGGTATATTAACAGGAGCTGGTTTAGTATAAGTAGAATGGTCATTATGGCTACATTTATTAGTATGTACATGAGGTTCAACTTTACCTTCAAATTTAGATCCTTTACCCATCCGTTTCTTTACTGTATCTACAACAAGTTTTATTTCCTTTTCATCCATAACAATAGAATCATTATTAGCACGATCCTTCTCATCATCCATAGTAAGACGAATAGGTGAATATACCCGTTTGTCTTTACCAATGTCTATAATATCGAAATCTTTATCATCTGGATAAGAAATATTTATTGGATAAGTTGACCCAATAATAACAGTTGCTGTTTTATTAAGTGCCTTAGCAATATGTTGTCCTACAGAATCACATCCAAGAAAATGATCTGCATTATATATCATTGCCGCCCACAATCTTAAATTAGGTTCTTTAGGTACAGCAATTGTATGATCTTTATCTTCTGGTATATCTATTGGTACTTGTGACATCACCAGAATCCCATATTCTTTTCTTAATTGTTGAACAATCTCAACAACATTTGCTGATTCTATAGATCGTGAAGTTGCATCATATACAGCAGGACCCACCTGTTGAACAGATCGACCAAAAGGTTGGATAACTAAAATTTTATCTTTTTTAGTTCCAGATTTAATTTCTTGGATTGTTTGAAACCCTTTAACTAATTCTTCTTTATTTAAATTAATTTCAGGATGGGGAAGGACACGAGGTTCATTCAATTCATTAATAAGAATATCAAAACCTTGTGCTAAACTACATTTTTGATTGAAGTATTCGTTGACTCTATATGGCTCTGGTGTAACAATATCTTTATCTTTTAGATGACTTTCAAAAAGGCCTTTATGCCAAACTTCAAAAGCGTGTTTATGTAAGGTAGGATGACCACGATAAAAATCCATTCCACTTTCACATACTATAACAAAATCTTTATCACCTGAATCTTCTGCGTATCTTTCTAATGCGGGGATAGAACAAAGAACACGACCTGCTCCACCATTAATAAAAAATGCTTTTGAACGACCACTCATAATTTTTCACCTCAAGAAAACTATTAATAATAATTACATAATTATTTATAAGACCTTATGGAGCGTTTTCATCAACTCCAGCAATCGGCCACATTTGTTCTATTGCTTTTTTATCTTCAGCAGTTCTATCTTCAATACTAACAATCGTAGGATCTGTTTTTATAGAATACGGAGGATGACCTTTTTGTGGATGATCTTCTTCAGGTGACTTAATCCATGGAATTAATTCATTAGGTACATCCTTCCATGTTGCTGGATAGTCTCGTAATTTTTGTCTGTATTCTTCCCAGCCTTTCTTAACATCAGCAGGAACATCATCAGCTGCAGTTTTATGGTCAGTAGCTTCTAAAATA